ATTTATCCATATCCCATTTTTTAGGGATCATATTAATATCAAACTGTGCAATTATATCTTTAGATTTAGCAATAGCCACTTCTAATCGATATTTAAATATATTATAATTTAATTGGTAGGGGATACCCAAAGAGACTAATGAAATATTTTTGGAATTATAGTCAGAATAACGTCTTCCATTAATAGGGAGTTTGCATTTAGAGGGGTTATCCATTGAGTCTCTTTGATTAGGTATCGGGCGTAATTGAAGATACATCTCGTTACCTCCAGTATCCCCACCAATTTTAGTACCTTCCCAAACTTCGTTGAGCCATTTCCATTCAAGAACAGCTCCAATTTCTTTTAATTCTGGAGGCATTTTAAATCCATCTTCTACCATCATTTCTTCCAACTCTCCAGTCATAGGGTCTAAAAAAGTTAAAAACCCAAGTTTTTTTCTAGATTTCCAATATACAGTAATAACTTCTATTAATCTAGTTTCATTTCCATTTGGATTTTGAGTTCTCTCACTAATGTATAATTGATTATCTTGATACATTATTGGATCTTCTAATCTTGCTACTTGTTCTGGAGTAAGTTCATCATGAAAATGATCTATAATAGTTGAAGCATGTGCATACTTTCTAATCGATGCCCAGTCACCATCCTCTACAAATTCTAAATCTGGATCAAGATCATAGTCAACATCCATAGGATTTAATATTTCATAAAAAGGTTCATCATTTCTTACACCTCTGTGGGTATATACTTCTCCAGTAACTAAAAAATGAAACCATCCTTTATTAAATTTATCACTTATTTCTTGTTCTTGTAAAATATAATTAAGAGAACTTTGTCCTTTATTCGCTCTTATGTCTACATAACTTTGATCAAATTCTTTAACGATATGTTCAGGTAAGGGAATTTCTTCAGGGGGAGGAACATCTACACCTTGCATTTGTCCTTGCGCTTGCATTTTTACTATAAACTTTTGATGCAACACTTGCATGATTTGTTGTTTTTTCTCTTCTTCCCTAATATCTACAGAGTCAGAATTGGTAACAATAACAGAATAGTTTAGAGGTCTTTTAGATTTTTCTCCTAATAATAAATCTACTACAGGTTTTATAATTGGATAGTTTCTAAGTTTAGAAGGAAAATTACTTCTTGACTTACCATAAGGTTTTAAGACATAATTGTAATCAATTTTATCTATATGACCATTATAAAAATCGTATAATTTTTTAATTTCTGATCTTCTACCACTTATATTATAAGCATACTTATCCTTTAAATCTATAAAAGCTTTAACGCAGTTTTCTGCCCACTTTGTAGTTTTTTTAGATGCGGATATTTTTTGCTTAGGAATTCCGTTATTTTCCATATTCTGACTTTAACAAACAAATATACGAAATTATTTTAAGTAAGTGCATAGTTTAATATATTTTATTTTTTTGTTTAATAATATAACACTTATAAATAATTACACATATCATATAAACTGTATTTTAGTGTTAATTCTTTTCCTTGTTCTATTTTATTTAAGGTCTTCAATTGCTTATAATCATCATTTTCATCATCAATTAATTCACAATTAGGAATATCTGAATGATTTACAAATCCTCCTAAAGGAGTTCTAATATAATCATGTTGAAAATTAGGATCATATACATGTGTTATTCCAATAACTACTTCTGCAGGAATATCTTCTTGTGCTATTATACCTGCTCCATGAATCTCTGAAGGACCTATTGAAAGATATTCTGGAAGAGGACTGTAAGGTTTCTTTTTAATTTCTTTTGTCATTTTAATAATTTTGATCAAACCATTTATCTGTAGCTCTATCTTCTAGTATTGTTTTAACTTCTGAATTATACAATTCTCTTGTATGATACATCCCAATCATTAACGCCATTACCCTATCAAAGTTTCCCTTTTGATTAAATTTCATAAGTTCAGTTAGTAGTGCTGTATCATATATTCTATTTAAATTTAATACAGTATGTCCGTCAGCATCTGTATGTCTGGGAGTCATTAGCCAATCTCTAATATATAGTTCTCCTTGTCTTTTTCTTGCTTCAGTCATATGCATACCATATTGTCTCCTTACTTTTCTAGATTGTAATTCTCTTTTATCTAACATTTCAAATTCTTCTTGAAGTTTATGCATCTTTCTATATCTTTTTGCGTAAGGTATAATCTCCCCACGATCATTCTCAAATCCTATTCTAGCTCCATAGTATTCAGCAAGCATAAATAAATTTCTATTATACTCATCACTAGTAGCAGGTCTTCCTACATAAGATGCTACTATAAGATCATCCGGTTGAGATATATTATTGGGCCGTTTAATTACATAAGCAGCTCCTAAAGATGTAGAGTCTGCTGATTGATTTTGACCATAAGGGTCATGGCATACTACATATAAATTTCTTGGAACTTGACCTTCCTCATTTTTAAAAGGAGATTCGTATATAACAATACATCCTGAATTATCATCATCTTTTTTATGAGGGAATTTTAATACAGCACTTATATTAGGATTAGGTTTAAATTTAATTTCATTTTCTTTTCCATAATAAAATTCTCCTGTAGTCCCCATATCATATAAATCATTTACCCTTACTCTATTGTATTGCTCTTTTAATGAGGCAACATCAAATAAATTAGCACTAACTTGCAATGTAGCTTCAGCAGGACTATAAGGATGTTCAGCTATATATTGATCTAAAGCTTTTGGATCTGTACTTTGTTTCTTTTTAATTCTTTGGCTATTTTCAAATTCCTGAGCTTGATTGGCATTTGAATTTCCATCTGTATCTATAAATCCATCTAAGTTTTCATAAATAGGAATGAAGTATCCACAAGTAGTTCCTATTGCTCCCTCATCCCATACATTTTTATAACCTATACAATCATATGCTTCAGGATTATAAAAAATTTCTTCCATAGCTTCAAAGTCTGCTCCTTCAGTTCCTCCTGTACCAAACGCTACCATAGTACCTAATGTTTTAGACCCCTGTCTCATTGTTGGCATTGTTACCTCCCAAGCTTTTAATAGCCCAGGAAAAGAACCAGCTTCCTCAAAGAAGATAAGTTCTCCTGCTTTACCCCTTACTTTATCCGGGGCATCTTTAAGACTTACTCCTATAATTTGAGACTTCATACCTAATTCTACATCAGCCCCATTAACATTTCTCTTATACCCAGACATTTTACTCATCTCTCTATCTCTAATTCTTGGTTGTGTCCAAGCAGTATTATCATCTATAAAAGATAAGAACTCCCATGCTTTAGATAAAAGTCCATCCCCAATTAAATATTCTTTCTGAGCAGCAAAAACAAAGTTCTTTGAATTTTTAACAAAGAAATAATTTCTAGCTAACATTGATCCAGCTTTATATGAATACCCTTTACGTCTAGCCTTAAGGACAATCATATGTTTATCTTCCCGTCTAGCTCTATTTATCTCATTAAAGTATTTATAATCTCCATCATAAAAAGCAGGAAATGTTCTTTCACGTTTAGCTTGAACAGTTCCATCCGGAAGTACTTCGTCTACAGCTCTATCTATTGGACAATAGTTTAAATAAAAATAATGAAATCCAGTTATAGTTATAGGGTCAGTCCCTTCTGTAGTATACCCATGCAAACATCTATTACGTTCTCCATCCCAGAAATCATAATATTCTTTGGTCCCTTCTATAGCTGTATTATAGGTTCCTTTCTCCTTGAATACGTTAGCAGCGGGAGTTACTCTATGTATATTAGTAAATTTAATTTGTAAGTGATTTTTTAATCTTCACTAATTCTGCACATTTCTCATACTCTTCAGATTCAGTAAAATGCTCTATTAATGTTTCTAATATAATAGTTGTTCTACCATCTTCCGTAGTAGGATCAAACGGTAAAGCAAACCTATTAAAGTTACCTGTCTTTAAATATTTGTCATATATATCATCTACCGTTACTTTTTTAGTAACAAATAGATAAGCATTTTCCATAGCTTCGTTTAATAATTCAATATCTTCAAAAAATTCATCTCCCATTATTGGCTGTATTTATTTATTTCTACTCCTCCTCTTACTTTAGAGCTTTTCTGTTCTTCTCTTTTAACTAGTTCTTCTAGTTTTGATAATCCTTGTACTACATCCCCTACCCTAGATAAGTTCATGACAAGATCTTTTGCATTGTATATAGGCTTGCCATTATCGTCTGTTAATGTTAAATCTATATCTTCAAAGTATTTTTGCAATTTAGTTATAGAAGCTGTAGCAGAAATTAATAATTTTACTGCTGCAGTTTCTTTTAGTTTCATATATGTTTTACAAGCTGTTTGAACTTTAGAATCTGGAGTCCATTTACTGTCTTCTCCAAAAACACTCTTGATAACTTCTTGTACTCTTTCTTTTATTGAGTACATAATAAACGGAGATGTATGATCACTATAAAAATAAATATATCCTAATTCTTTAATTGCTTTAGATTTATCCTTACTCTTATCTCTATCATATAAAATTTTAAAATCAGTTATACTTAAAGCATATTCAGATGGAATTACTTTATGGTTATTTACTATCAATAAGTCTTTCATTCTTTCTATTTAGTTTATCCAATTCTAATGCTGCTATTAATTTTTTCTTTGTTAGTAAAAGTCTAGCATGTGGTTGTTTTCTATATTCTGCTGCATTATATACTTGTTTAACTTCCCTTATAAATCCATTCTCATGAAATTTTAAAAACCACCTTTCTTCAGGATTTACATTTATTCTTTTTATCATTGCTAAAAAACTCATTTTTTATTTTCTTTTAATTTATTTATATGTTTAACTCTATTACTATTAACAATAAATTTACCAAAATAAGGTAACCGTATTGTTTCTAAATTTCCTTTTTTCATAATTTTAACTACATATTTAAATTGATGATTTACTATCTCTTCTATTTTTTTAAAAGGTAAATCATGTTTATATGATAAGTATCTTATTATTTCTTCTTTATCTCTGTTCCCCATTTATCTATTGGACATTTAGAAGTACCAAATTTAGCTTTTAAAGTCATATTACATCCACATTGCCCACAAGAAAATGTTTTATGTCTAATGTGTTCACAAGCATTACATATTCCAATTCTTGTTTGATACTGCCCTTTAGTTACTATTGGGGCACCATTCCTTACGAATTTAGCTATGTCTGTGCCAAACTGTTGAATCATTTTAACTATACTCATATTAAATTATTGTAATATTAACCTCTTCTATTGTTGGTAATAATAATTTCGGGAGTGTGTATTTTTTATTAGTATACGTTAAAGCTCCTTTATCTTTTAATTTTTTAACATAGTTATTAAGTGTGTTATGATCTTCTATCCCTAAAAGACCTGCCGCTGTTTTTTTGTTCTTTATACTACATATATTAGAAGTTAATTTGGGGGAGTTTTCTATTAATACGGAAAGAACTTCTAATTCCATTTTTGTTAAGTCAAATATTCCATTCCAGAATTTAATCTTCTTATATATACTATCTAAAGAAACTGTCATTTTTACTTTATTCATTTTTATAAATCATTTTTATTTTAGCTTTCCCATCCTCTATTATTATTTTAGAAGTTTGGGATTGCATATTATACTTTGATATAAAAGGTAATATATCTATTCTACTACATAGATATGATAAGAATATCTCTAACTCAGTAGCAGCATTTTGCAATTTAGTTTCTAATGCTAGTGCGTGCTCAAATTCATCTGATAATAAAGTATAATCAGTTAATGTTATAGTAACTGTACCTGATATTTTCTTCTTCTTTTTAGCCATTTACAAGATACCTAGTATCATAAATTCAGCTACTATTACATAAGACTTCTTATCAAGTTCAATTATATGTCCTTTTCCAGAAGGATCTATCATAACAGTATCACCAACTTTAACCCATTTACATTCTGGGCCAACAGCTAGTGCTTCTAGTACATTTGTTTTGAGGGTTGCTTGTACAGATTCAGGTAGGATTATACCACTCTCTGTTTCTTCTTTTCTTGGATCTGGTAGTAAGACCCAATCCCTAGTTGGTTTAAATTTAATCTTTTTTGTTGCTTTTGTCATAGTTTATTATATTTAGTTTATGCAAAGATATAAAAACTTTTATTATAAATACAACTCTTTTAAAAAAAGATATTATTCCCCCTAGGAATTTTTATCTTTCAAGTTTGATTTCGCTCTAGCAGTGCTCCTCATTTAGGGGACCCAGGGATAATATAATCGATGTTAATTCACCGCACCTACTAATGTGCTTTCTATCCCAACTAGAGTTTATACATCACTCTTTTTGCAATTACCGGAGAAAATCTCAGCTTTATTTAAGCCTACCAATCCGATGTCTTTTCCCTTTTTTGGTTACCGAGGGATGATAATATTGCGGTGCAAATATATAAACTTTATTTGGAATAAAAAAATAAATGGGAAAAAATTTTTAGAAAGTTAGTGAGAGCGTGAACCACCTCAAAGCGTAACCCCTGCCGGGAATGCGGATTTGGCATTACCCCCATTTTCGTAGGTTTCAGATAATACCTTCAAATTATCATAACCCATAAAAACAATTAAAAATGGGAACAACAAAAAAGGTTGCGAAAACAACACAAACTACTAGTCAATTACCTGAGGGAAACTTTGGTACATACAAGTCATCTGATGTAGACGATTTAATTAAATTAGTACCATCGGATAACTTGTTTCTAGATGGGAAAGGAAGTGAAAGTCCTTTTGATTTAGATACTACTACTGAGGTAGTCAATGAGGACATAGTCAATGTTATCAAGTGGAGTGATGGTTCAGGTAAAGAGAACTATCTATTTTTACAGGGTGTGAAGTGTATCAATACAGGACTAACAGATACATTTCCATTTAACCCTAATCAACTAGAACAAAGACAACTTACTAAGGTAGGTATGACTAATTTCATCATTACTAAAATGGTTGGTAGAGGTGATAAGAGAAAGAAAAGAAGTCAAAATGTAGAAATCAAGTAAAATATAGGAGAGAGAAATCTCTCCTTTTTTTCTGGAACGACAAACTGATATTCGTGAGAGCGTGTATCAGGTTGTTAGTTCTATTTTTTAACCAAAATACAATGATGATCAATGATCAACATTATAATATAACATAAACAACTAATCTAATTATCAACTAACACATTAAAAGACATGAAATCATACACAATAAAGATCTATCCTCATAAATATATGGATAGAGTTAAACAAGATCATTTTGCAGCAGATAACATAGCTTATGAAGTACATAAGGCTATTAAACTTATGCTTAGAGCTACTGATGTAGTTATCTATAAAGATATTAGTACTAATGAGAGTTATGAGTTTGAGATACATAATCCAGATGATATTAGAACTAAGATTGTAAGAACTGAGATAGAAACAGTATTTCCTGAAGTATGTTTTAATCAATGTTGGATAGAATCTCAATCAATTCTTTCAGATGAAGAGTCTAAGGAATTAGAAGATTTATTAAATACAGTAACAATTCCATATGAAGATTAATGATAACATTAAAGATAATGGTGGTGATAGTACTTGCTTGGATACTATCATCACCAATAACCAATAATAACAAGCATAAAATAACATAAAATGAAAACATTTAGTAAGGAGTGGTGTTCCGTAACACTAATGAACAAATTTAAGATTTGTTTAAAGTTTGAATTTAGCTTAAAACAAGCTGATTTAATAATGATAGGTATTAAACTAACAGATGGAGTAGGATTCTCTTTGTTAGGAATAACACTTGGAATAGATTGGAAAGTAGTTGGTAAAACTGAAGGATTATGATAAAGTTATTCAAGATGTGTAACCTTTATGGTTTCTGGAGAGTAATGAAAAACCCTGAGTTTTATCATAATAAATATGATTGTTGGTATCACAATCATTAAGATATCTTTGACTGAATAAACCTGGTTTTGGTAATTTCATGTCAAAAGTGTGGAAGATAATAGATAATATGTAAGAGTATTGTCGCACCTAAAGAACATACAAATCGATTGTATGATGGAAAGTGTTAAAATATGAGACAAGTATTATGACGCATAATTCTAGGTAAAATGTGGTGATGTCCATAATCCACTACACACTTAACACAGAATAGAATGAGTAAAACACATAATACTTGTTAGTGTCGTAAAATCAGGTTGAGATTCCATCTCAATTCTATTCTTATTTAACTGAATTAATAACATAAAAATTAGAAATCGTGAAAGATAACAGTAAACTAAAGGATGTACAATGGGAACGAGTATTAGTAGTAATAATAGGAATAATGTTATTATGGACTATGATATCTTGTTCACCATTGTTAACTAAAGAACAAATGATAGTTAAAAGAGATTTAAACTATCAACTTGAGAAATTATATTATGAATACCAATTAAAATGGTTAAAATATGATTATGAATGTGACTCATTAATATTAGAGTTACATATGATGACAGAAGTCATTGAAGAAGACAGCATAAGATGGTATACAATGGATACTATTAAAAATACTAGTGCAAAAGAGGTAAACAAAAAGGAAGGGGCAAAAGATCCCCATAAATAACCAATTGAGTATCTATAGTACTCAGAGGTAGAGTTAACAAGTTCCACTAGTGGGATAGATATATCCTCAACCACTCGACCTTGGGGG